TGTAGTGCTTTTATCAACAATATCTTTTAATGTTATCATTTCATTATTTATTTTAATTCCGTTACGTATTGAATCCATTTTTTTTGAAGAAATTGCTTCTTCATTTTTATATTGTGTATTAATTATATTTCCCCACATATTTTCCCATAATTTTTCAAAAGAACCATCTAATATTCTTGCTTTTTCGTTTATAGACATTTCATCTACTATATTTTGAATTTGACAAATATTATATGGCGAATATTTTCCCCTAATAAAATCTATATATCCGAAACTATCTTTTCTGCGTATCATTAAATATTGAATTTTATTTTCTTTTACTCTAAACAATATTATGCCATAACTTGTTATTGGTAACGTACATTGGTAAAATAAATGTCCTAATTTTCCACAATTATTACAAAAATATTGTTTTTTTATATTCATTGTTAGTTAATATAACTAAGAACAATGTTTTTATATAATTTACTAAATTCAAATAAGTAAACACTAAGAAAATTTAATATAATAAAATTTTATATATATTAAAATTTTATTATGAATAGTACAAACCATATATTTAATCCTATTATATGGGGTCCTCATTATTGGTTTGTATTATATACAATTGCTTTATCTTATCCATTACATATTAATGAATGTACAAAAAAAAAATATTATGACTTTATAACAAACTTACCTCTTTTTTTGCCAGTTCCTGATATAGGAGGTGTTTTTAGTAAATTTTTAGACGCATATCCTGTGACGCCATATTTAGACTCACGAGAATCACTTTCAAAATGGGTTCATTTTATACACAATAAAATTAATAGCTATTTAGGTAAACCCGAACTAACATATTATGATGCTTTAAATAAATATTATGACCATTACAAATTAAAAGAAATAAAAAAAAATGATGAACGTAAAAATAAAGAAAAATATATTTTTGGTGCTTTAATAATTGTAATTATTCTAGTAATAATATATTTATATATAAAATATTAATATTATGAAACTAGAATTAATAATTTTTTTAATAACTATTTTTGTATTAGCAAATACATATTTTGAAGGAAAATTAATTAATAAACTTAAACAATATCAAAAATATTATAAAATGGCCTTTTTTGCTTTTATAGGTATATGTATATATTTATTTATTAAGAAAAATCCAAGCAACTATAAAGAAATTGTTACTCATGCAAATAGTTACATAAAATATTTACCAATTGATAGAAATACAGCAAGTTTTATAACTCCTATTATTGATTTAACATCTAAATCCATAACAAATGAATTAAATAATAATTATAATTTTTCAAGTCCTGTTAATAATCAACTATCACAAAATTTATTAACTTCAATAAATAATAATCAAAACTATATGTCTAAGCAACAACAAAAAATATTATCTTCCGGAAATATATCAACAAAAAGAAGTGTAAGTGAAACAAAAAAAAAATATGTAGCTGCTTCGCAAAATTGGCATTGTAAACATTGTCAAAAACAATTACCAGCATGGTTTGAAGTGGATCATGTAAAAAAATTAGAATATGGAGGTTCAAATAATATTGAGAATTTAGAAGCACTATGTAGAGATTGCCATGGAAAAAAAACAGCTTTTGAAAATTTGTAAATAGCAAGTAATAAAAATATACTAATATGCAAATATAGTAATAAATAATATACTTATAATGTAATATATATTATTTATGGCTAGTTATACTAGTAATTTTAAGCTACCAAATAGAGATAAAATTATAGGCACCTTAAATTATGGCAAAAATAACTATTATTACTCTATAATAATAGCAATATTATTACTAATATTGGGAGTATTTTATTATCTTAACGAGATGCAAAATATTTTCAAAATAAAAAATACTAAATATGAAATATTTATGTGGTTATTTTTAGTAGCATTTAGCATATATACTTTTTTATCTTATGTTTATAAACATAATTATAACAACTATAATACTATTAAACCCGATACTAGTTTTATTAATATGTATAAATATGTTGGACTATTATTTTTAATAATATTATTTCCAATATTAACAATTAATTTTATATTATATTTACACAAAACCAACAATAGTGTTTTCAATATTACACAAAATATATTAGGAATATTAATAATTATTGTTATTTTTGCTATTATAGCACAAATGTTTTCTATACAAGTAGGTATTGAAAAATCTAAAAGTGGTGAAGAACCTAAAAAGACTTTTTTTCAAAAATTAATAACTACATTAAAAGATATAATATTTTTTATTCCTTGTTTGCTAATTATATTGGTAGATGAAATAAATGAAGATATTAAATTAACACCATCTTCTATTTATTTATTATTTTTCATATTATTAATTTTAATAATATTAATATTTTTATTGCCTCTATTATTTAGCTATTTAGCAAAACATAATAAAAATAACCTTTTAGGTGGAGAAGGCCCTTTTTATTTAAATGAAAAGAAAACTTTAGGAAAATATCAAAATTTGGACAAAAATGTTAGTTCTAATGTTGCTATACCAAACTTTAATACTTCTAATTTGGAAAATACATCACTAACTAATAATTTGAATAATATGCTATCAAATTTCAAAACAAACTTCACTAGTCAAACTAGTTCTAGTGAAAATAGTTCTAATGAAGATGTTGTCAAAAATGAATATAATAATATTAAAAATAATATTTCTGACAATACTAAAGGATATGATTTCAAAATGTTTAAAAATGATTTAAATGGTCAATATAATATAGGAACAAAATATTATGATTCTTCAAAAATTCATAACAAATTTCCATATAATTATACTTATAGTATAAGTTTTTATATTTATATAAATCCACAACCAACAAATACATCTATTGCTTATACAAAAGATACTGAACTATTTAATTATGGATTTAAACCAGTTATATATTATAATGGAAACTCTAGAAAAATTATTATAAAATCTAGAACAATAAATAATAAATCAGATCAATTAGATACTATATATGAAATGACTAGTGTAAAACATCAAAAATGGTTATATTTTGTTATTAATTATGAAAATAATAATATAGATGTTTTTATTGATGGTAAATTAGTAGGTTCTAAAAATAATGTTACGCCTTACTTCATAGGAGACAGCGTAACTATTGGCGAACATGATGGTATACATGGAAGTATTAAAGAAATATTTTATTTTGATAAAATAAAAACTCCTGATTCTATACAATTTTTATATAGTTTAACAAAAAATAATAATATATAATTTAGAAAAATATTAAAACTAAAATAAAACTAAATTAAAACTAAAATAAAACTAAAAATTAAAACAAAACAAAACTAAAATAAAACTAAAAATTAAAACAAAACAAAACAAAACTAAAATAAAACTAAAAATTAAAACAAAACTAAAATAAAATATTAATATATAATATTTTTATATATTAATATTTTATAATGAGTGTTATAAATATAATTATTTTAGTAATTCTAGTTTTAATATTACTATGGGGACTAAACAATATATTTTTCAAAACAAATATAATTTATGATAAAATGTGCGAAGCATCAACACTAGCTACAAATACTACAGAAGCATCATCTAATACTAATGTAATAGTTGCCAAAGATATTCCCCAAATTACATCATCCAATTTTACATTAAGTGTTTGGTTTTACATAGATAATTGGGGCAATAATATTTCAAAAGAGAAAAATATTTTATTTATTGCTAATAGTCCTTCTTCAACAACAGTTTCTGATTTACAAACTACTCTTTCTGGTATTAGTACAAAAGTAGTAAAACCAACACCGGCTAGTGGAACAACATTTCCTAAAAATATTAATATAGCATTAGACAAATATGAAAATAATTTATTTATAGATATTGAATGTTTTCAAGACAGAGCAGGAACAACTTCTCAACCCAATCAAACAATTTATGCTAGATATAAAATACCTAATATAGCAGTTCAAAAATGGAATAATTTAACAATTAGTGTTGATGGTCGAACATTAGATGTATATTTAGATGGTAAATTAAGAAATTCATTTATTATGCATGGACTATATAAAAATTATTATGATACAACAACCTTAAAAAATATATATTTAGGAAATATAAGTACTGTTAATAGTGGTTTTGAAGGTTTTATAACTCGTATTCGCTATTTAAGTGATTCTTGTAATCCTCAAGATGCTTATAATTTTTATAAAGATGGAATAAACGCATCATTAGCTCAATCATTATTTAATAAATATAGCTTAAAAGTAAGCTTTTTAGAATATAATCAAGAAAAAGGAAGCTTTCAAATTTAAATACAATAATATATAATAAAATATAATATATTATATTATTTATATAATTTATATATAAATAATATGAATTCTAACGGAGGAGTATTAGAAAAAATTAATAATTATTTTAACACAATGATACCTTATGAAACACAAAAGAAACTCGGAAATTTTAGTGAATTTTTATCTTCAAATACTATGATTGCTAGAGGAACTTTCTTGCTAGGAGTATTAATTTTTTTCTCAATATTATTTTATGTCGGAAGTAAACTTGTATACTATTTTTATCTCCATCAGAAACACCATTTTTAATAAGTGGAATGAAAGATGCTACAGAAGCACTAACTATTAGTCAAAACTTAGGGCAAAAATCAACAATCCCTATTTTAAGAAGTGTAAATGAATATGGAGGTGTTGAGTTTACATACTCATTTTGGATATATGTTAATAATGTAAACTATAATGAAACTATAGATTATAAACACGTTTTTAATAAAGGTTCTTCACCAAGTTCTCAAGGTGAAGGAGGTAGTGGTTTATTTGGACCAAATAATGCTCCGGGTGTATATTTGTATAATGGCAAGAAAAATTATAGTGATGATTTAATGATTAACTATCCTGTTTTAGGAATGTTAGTAAGATTAAATGTATTCCACAATAATGAAAGTGTAAATAAGCCATATTATGATGATATATATGTAGATGCTATACCTATTAAAAAATGGGTAGGTGTTATTATACGAGTTACATCACAAAATATATGTGATATATATATAAATGGAACTTTAACAAAACGCCATAAATTATCTAATATTGTTAAACAAAACTATGATAATTTGTATGTAAATTATAATGGCGGATTTTCTGGTAATTTATCAGATTTGAAATATTATAATTATGCTGTTGGAACTTTAGAAATTGATTCAGTAACTGCTAGAGGACCTAATCTTAAAATTAAGAAAAATAGTAATATTGAAAAAGCAAAACCACAATATTTGTCTACGCATTGGTATTTTAATGATACAAGTGTATTAACATAAATACATGTATATTTTATAATTTCATTATTATATGAATTTTATAATAACATATAATTTAAATATTCATAGTTATAAATATAAATATATTATAACTATGAGTGCTATTATTTCAAATAATAGAAATAACTATATTATTTTAACAAATAATATTATTGATATAAGTAATGGTGGAAGTCTTTTATATATAAAAACAAATATTAGTGATTTAAGTAATAATAATACTGATATTAGTTGGCAAAATCTTTTACAAAGTTTGGATAATAGTAATAATACCTATAAAAATAGAATATTATTGAGTGGAAAAGTTATTAATATTAGTGGTTCTACTACTACTAGTACTAGTTGTTGCTTAATTAGTCAAAATAATATAAAAAATAATATGAAATTTATTTTTGATTCATCTAATAATAAAAATGGAAAAATATTATTTGTGAAAAATTTAAACACTTATGATAATTCATATAATTATTTATTTAATGATTTAAGTAATACATTTTTTGGAAAAAATAACATTAACCCCTATAATATATATAATTCTTTAACTACTAATAATGATACAAGTTATAATCGTTATAGATTTCATTTAAATTATTATTTTAGTAATTCTGATATGTATCAAATAAATATTCGTGATTATATGTATTCTAAATATTCAGACTTCCCACAAGATTATAATATTATAAGATATGCTATTACTAGTGTTACTAATGATTTTTCTTTTATTAATACAACAATAGATAGTTCTAGTGTTATAAACTTTAAAAACTCAAATTTTACTAGACTATTAATTGATAATGCTACTAAAAATAATACTCCTAATAATTTTACAACTGACAATAGTTTTACTATATTAGAACAAAATACTCCTTATAGTATAAATCGCAATATATTATCTTATAATAAACTTACGTTAGATTTTAAACATGTAAATTATTATGATTTTAGTTCAACTTATACTTCTAGTTCAATAAATAATATTAATACTATTAGTACTTTTTTAATTAAAACTAACAATTTAAACATTATACAAAATATAAAAAAAAATAGTAAGATTATATTTGGTTCAAGAAAAAGTATAATTCTTCAGAATGTGAAAGTATTAGATTATAGTAGTAATTTATATCATAGAACTATAAGTTTTAATAATCAAAATAAAATATTGAAGCAAGATTTTTCAAATACTATATTTTTAGGACTCGGTAATCGTTTAACAGGAATTACACAACATGATATATACAATCATGCTCATTTTTTTACTAATTCTAAACAAAAATCAATTGTTACATTTAAAAAAAATATAAATACAAATAATATTGACAATAATTTTAATTTCAAGTCACTTATACCAAGTAAGAACAACTATTATTTACTTGATATTTGTTTAAATTATACTAGTATTAATTATAGTCATAATATAAATAATACAATAAACTATAATGTTATATTATATAATAATGTAATAGCTCAATTAGGTAAAGTTTTTAATATAAATTTAACAACTTATTTTAATGCTTTAAGCAATAATAATTTTAAAAATAGTTTTAAAAATTTAGCAAAAATAAATAATATAACTACTATATGTGGTGAAATATATTCTATAAGTTATGAGCAAATAAATTCAGAAATAAATGTAAAATTTAAAAATTTTATAAGAGATTCTGACATAAATGATTCTACTATAACAAATGATGAAAATATAAAACTATTTAATATAAGAGAATTACGAGATGATGATAATAAAAATAATATATTACTAACTTCTCCTATTAATTACGATTTAAGATTTAATTATAATAAAATTTTTAATATATTTAATGATTTAGATATATATTTAAATAATGTATCCGAATCTTTAGGTTTAAAAAATACTTATTATGATTTTAAAATTTTAAATTTTTATAGTATTAGGTTTGCTAATTTTGTTATAACTAGTGGAGGAAGTGATTTTACTAATGTAGATTGTATCTATATTTATCATGACCCTATTAATGACCCCGACGAGCGTTTTAGATATCCTAATAATAATATAGAAATAAAATTTGACTCTACAATTGATACATTATCAAAAGCAATTGAGCAATATCGTGGCACTGGCTCGAGCACATCAACAACAAATGCGGTTTTTATACCAGCACAAAATGGCAGCAATTTATCAAGAAAAATGATACAGGGTCTTGTTGGATTAAATAATATTCCAAAATTATTATCTATTGAACCATATGATCCTAATTTTATAAATGGTAGAGGATTTATTAATCAATATCAATTAGATGTTTCTTGTATTAGTAATAATTGTGATAAAGTTGCTGTTAAACAAAACGCAATAAAACATGACTCTGTTAAAAATAATCGAATTTATTCATCAAATTCATTAAAAAAACAAAATTTTGCTAATATAGTTAAATCCAATAGTATAAATAAATTGTCACAAGCATGTATAAATAACAATATAACTTTAAATAATGTAGTAACTATAAATAATACTATAAATGATCCTAATTGTACTAATATAAAAAAAACTCCTTTTAATGTAATGTTTTCAAAAGGTAAGGGTAAATTATTATGAGCATAATAGTTAAAAACTATTTTTGTTAATTATGATAATATTGGTCGTTGATTATTTTCATACACCATAGGATAAGGCATTATAATATGTTGTTGTCTCTCAAAAAAATCTTTAAATTCTAAATTTGTAATATTTGGCACAATAACTTCACAAGGAGTTTCTAAATTAGTTGAACCTATTCCTCTTAATTGTGATTCTATATCTATAGAATTGCTAGATAATGCTTCTCTAGATAAATGACTCGGCATATACCCTAATGAAGGAATACATTCACTAATAGGTCTTCCTGATGATGAGTGTAAATATAGATTTTCACGTAATAATTTTTCTGTGTTAGATTTTTCTAAATTGTAATTCAATTGAGTATTTTTATTTCTTGTTGAAGTCATAATATTATATAATCTAAATTATTATTTTAAATTTTTATAATTTGAAATAATAATTCAAAAAAATTATAAAATATAAAATATAAAATATGAAATATGAGAGAAAATAACTATGGAAAAAAATGTGAGATAAACATTAAAATTTCTGATGTCCCTCCATAAATTCATTATGGTTTAAAAATATTAATATACTATATATTTATTTGTTAGCATAAATAAAATATGTAAATGTATAAATTTTGGAAAAATAAATTTCAAAATTTTTTTGAAAAATGGACATTTATAAATGTCCAATTTTATAATTTTTAGGTCTTTTTTAAAAAAGAAAAATGTGTCTCTAAAAAAAACAGATTTAGACCTTTAAGATGTAAATTCCGAATTTTTATCTTAAAAAACTATGAGCATAATTTTTTTTTAAAATTAAATTTTTATAAAAAATTATTTAGGGGTTTTTTTATATATCATATAATGATATATAATGGATACACAAATTTTACCCCAAAAACCCCAAAATTAT